GCATTTGCCGTCTGCTGACCGCGCTGCGCTGGAACAACGGCTGGCGGATAGATATGGGATAACATTGTGATATTGCACAATCAAATCCTGCAAACCGTCATCAAGCATTTCCCTGCCGTCATGCCGTATTTATCGGTAGAGACGCGCGACGCGATGAAAGCCGCGCCGGGATACGAAGGCGTTCGTAATACTTATTGGGCTATCATCTACGATGCGGTATACGATTACCTGACCGGCAATCAAATGGTTACATCATTTAGAAACGCCATGAAAAAAGGCGCGGCGGATGCGTTTATTGGCGCGGCGGAAATTGGTTATGAGGCGGGCGGCGGCGAATTGCCGATGGACGATGACACGCTGGCATGGCTAGGGGGTGAACAGACGGCGGAGTTCGGACATGTTGACGACTTATTCGCGCGGCTGAAAGAGGAGTGGGATGGGATCGACCCGATCCATGAGGCATTTACACGCGCGGACGGGTATACTGGCAGGTTGGATGCTTTATACGGTGAAGCAAAGATGAGGGGTGCAAAGAATATTATGCTTACATGGCATCTTGGAGAGACGGAAAAACATTGTGATACGTGCCTGGAGTTGAATGGCAATAGCCATAAAATCAGTTGGTATATTGACCGGGATTATATCCCGCGCAAGCCTGGAGCAGGAATGGATTGTCACGGGTATAATTGTGATTGCAGTTTGACAGATAAGAATGGAAACGAGTATACAACATGACAGATTTAATAATCGACTTTATTTATTTCAAGGATCAAATAGGCAAAGAGATGTGCCTTTTGGTCAACGCTTTGGTAAATACTTTTTTACATTGGATCAACCCCAAAACGGGAGAAAGGTTTGACGCATGAAATATATACTTGCTGTTTACTGGATTGTTATGGTGTCACTTGGGCGTTACTCTAAATTTTTTAGAGTTCGCGCTCATGAATGTATGTATATTGCGACCTGGTTGAATGTTGAAGTTCCTTATAATGTTTTTGTGGTATAATTTGATTCGGTGATGGAGTTGGTTGACGGCCAGCTATGGCGTTGAAAGACACTGCCCGAACTTGGTGTAAGTCATTCAGGCTTTTGCAAAAGCCTGTCTAAAACAAGCACAGCACCGCATATAATTAAATATTAACACGAGTCCGTTAGTGACCCGAAGACCAAAAATCTAAAGGTGGCGGCTGTGAGACAGACACGAGAAATCGCGTCGTTTTACAGCCGCCATTTTTATTTGGAGTAACCATGCCATATGAGATCAAGGGAAACTGTGTCCATAAAAAGGGTGAAGAAGAACCCATCAAATGCCATAAGACACATGAGGAAGCGGAAGCGCATATGAAGGCATTATATGCCGCCGAATTGGACGCTATGAAAGCTGGAGCACGTAACAGCAAAAAGGATGCCGAACGATTGCAGATGATCCATGATTACGCAATGGAAAACGGCGCAGTCTGTCAGGGTATGAATTCGGAACACGAAGAGGAATACAAGGCTCAGTCGATAAAAGCCGCAGACTTGGACGGGATATATACCACATACAACACGCCCCCGCTTGCCATCAAAATGGCCGGCGAGATGATGTTGGATGTATGTTATATGCCGTATCAGGGACAACGCGGCGGCAAGGACGCGGACGGGCAGTATTTTTCCCCACGCACGAACGAACATGCCGACAAGTTCCCCCATCCCCTTGTCTTATATTATCACGGTTATGAGAGGCAGGGGGTACAACAGCTGATGCCCGAAGAAATCGGTACATCCACAGGCACGAAATGGATAGATAAGGCGGGTCGCTGGATGCGGGTCAAACTGGATGCAGGAAAAGAAAAAGCGCTACGTGTCTGGCGATCTGCGCAAAAAGGTAACGCCCGCGCTTCGTCAGATTCAATTGCCCATCTTGTGCGCGTGGCGGATGATGGCGAGATTCTCAATTGGGCTTTTGTCGGCATTTCTTTATTCGAGACCGAGACGGGTAAGAAGCCCGCGAATAGCTATGCCTTCGCCCTGCCCGCCGCCAAGGCGCTAGGACTGGTGATGGATGAACCACTACCAGAACAAGATAACAGCGAAGAGATTAAAACAATTGTCGCCGCTGTAGTCAGCGCGGTATTACAAGGCAAATAATGAGCGAATTACAGGACTTCTCAAAGATTGTTACTACTGTTGCTGCTATAGCCATGAAAGGCGGAGCTGGAAGCGGCCACTTTGGCCACGCTGGCAGACCGGGGTTGGTTGGCGGGAGTGCGTCGAGTGGAAGTGGGGCAGTAAACCCCAAAACATATGGTGAATTTAAGGAAGCAGTCAGGGATTTTATAAAAAAAGAAAACGAAAATCCGAAATACAGTTTTTACGGGATAAGAATAGAATCTTATGACAGGGAAGTCGGCGACAGAACTAATAATTCAATGCACAACCCAGATAGAGAAGATGAGCGGGAATTTCCGAAATACGGTTCGGATGAATACGAAATTTTACAGGAATTAAATGGGGCTAGCGCGTGGCGAATTGACATGGACGGTTATGACGAAGATTGGACAAGTTCTGTTATGACAAGTTACGATAAAGATAATGATGATTTTAGTTTGGGCGGCCATGTTTATATAATTGCAGGAAACGAAGAAAATACGCACTCCGATGCAGACCCAAATGAAATCGTTATAGGTAATGCTGTTGTAGTTTTTAAAATCCAATAACGCAGACCACAAAGTGCATAGTGGATTTGCTAACCTTACAAAATAAATAACACCGCCAGAGGCCGCAAGGCAGAGCGATGTACAAAAAAACCAAACGTTAAGAAACATGGAGATATAAAATGACCATTGATTTGAAAGATCCCGAAGTCCAGAAGGCGATCAAAGACGCCGCTTTGGATGTTGTAAATACCGTCAAAGCGGAAGAGGCCGTCAAGGCTGACGCCGCCAAAGCGGAACAGGAACGAGTCGACGCGGCTGTCAAAGCCGAGATGGACAAGCGCGATAAGGCAACCGCCGAAGGGCAACGTCTGCCCGGCGGACAGGCTCCTTATGTCGCCAAGTTCGCAGAGACCCGCAAGTATGACAATCTCGACCCCGGCGATAACGCCCTGTTTATTGAGGTTTTGCAGGCCGGAAAAGCCAGCGGACAATCGAAGCGCGGCGCTTCCCCCGCCGCAGTTAAGGCGCTTGCCTTGAAACTGGAAGAAAGTAAAGAGGATGTATACCAAGTTGCCAAAAATGGCATGAAAGCCGACTTTGAATCAAAGGGCGTCAAAGCCAACGAACTCAACTATTCGACTCAAGCCGGATATGGTGACGAATGGGTCGGTGTGGCATACTCCACTCGATTGTGGGAATCCATCCGACAAAATACGTTTGTTGCCGAGCGCCTGATGGCAAATGCAATCGAGGTCCCACAGGGATTCGAGTCAATCGTCCTGCCTCTCGAAGGCGCTGACATGACCTGGTATAAAGTTGCACAGGCAACCGACAACAACGCCACAACTGGAATCCCAGACGCAACAGTTGGCGCGTCAAAAACCGCGACGGGTAACAATACCCTCTCGCTCGCCAAGATGGGAGCACGCGGTGTCTGGTCTGGCGAAATGGAAGAGGATTCGCTCATTCCGTTTGTTGCACAACTCCGCCGACAGCTTGAACTTGGCGGGGCAGAGCAACTCGAGCACGCTGTAATCGACGGCGATACCGTCGCAACGGCTTCGACAAACATCAACCATATCAGTGGCACACCCTCTACGACTCTTGTGCCTGTATATATGCTCGTCAACGGATTCCGCAAATCCCCGCTTGTTACCACAACGGAAAACAGACGCAACGGTGGAACCCTGGCGGTAGCCGATTATCTCGAAACCGTCAAGCTCATGGGCTTAGCCGGACGCAATGCAAAGAACAAGGCCAACGTCAGTTTTATCACCGACCTGCACGTTGCATGGAAAACACTCGAACTCTCTGAGGTCCTGACCCGTGACGTGTTCAGCCAGCCGACCCTCGAAGGTGGCGTATTAACAGGGATTTGGGGATACAAGGTCTATGAGTCGGCGTTCATGCACTTCGCCAATCAGGACGCAACCTACGGCCTGAAAGCGAATACCGCAGGTAAGGTCGACTTGACCACACCAAGTAATAATACTACGGGAAGCATACTTGCTGTCAATTGGACCCAGTGGCAGTTTGGTATCAAGAGACGTATGACCATCGAAACCCAGCGCATCCCGCAAGCCGACGCGACGCAAATTGTCGCTCTTATGCGCTTCGGTTTGACCCAGCGTGATACCGAGGCTTCGGCAATTACTTACAATCTCACCGTTTAATGATGGCTAAAATATGGGCGGGAATTATCCCGCCCATATAAGCAGGAGTAGAAAATGTATCAATTACATCAAGGCGACCCAATAAGTTTCGCAGATAAAATCTTGGAGACCCACGCGATCAATTTTTCGAGTATGACGCTGGCATCGAGTACCAACGCGATTCGCGGCGCAAGCGTCAATCCGACCCGCGCTTCGGGATGGACTTCATTTAGCGGTACAGTCAGCACTACGCCCGCCGCAGTGTACAGCGATTACCGCGAACTGCATACCACAGGCACAGCGGCGGTATTAGGTTTTGGTTCGTTCCCTTATATGGATAGTGGCGCGTCTTGCGATAGTCTGTTCGGCGGACAAAACATTGCCTATGTTTCGACGGGTGCAACCGTTACAACTGCCGCAGGTGCGCCTGCTGTGGGCGTTTTTGCCCACTTTTTGAAAACCGTTATTGACGGCGCAACCTTCAATTCGGGCGGCGTGGCAGCTTGTGCCTTCATGGGATTTCAGGCCAATGTCACGGATGTTCAGGCACGCGATACGAGTATCATCAATGCAGAAGTGGCGAGTGGTGGAATCCAGAACGTCATCAAATTCCAATGTACGGCAGCCAAGGGCGCGACCTATCTGTTCAACTTCACCGATGACAACGGCGAACCCGTATCACTTACCAACGGCTCCGACCTGAATGATATTTCAGCCACCGCCAACGCGGGCTGGATAAAAGTCTTGGTTGGCTCGACTGTCCGCTATATTCCACTCTATGCCGTGAAAGCATAACGGAGTTTTAATGGATATAACAACATACATAATCCCAGCACGTATAACAAAGGGAGGGGAGGATATTGTTATATTAACTCCTCCCTCCAAATTAAAAATCCAGGTTACTGGCCCCGGCGCGCAAACGTTATTCGATATGGCTCCGCCTCAAGGCAAACAATGGAGAGTGTTGGTGCGTGTTGACATTGTTGAAACTAATGAATAAGGAACAGCTTGAGAAGCGACTGATTGAACTAAAGACCGCGCTTGACCAAATTCAGGCTAATGGTAACGCCACAATTGGCGCGATTGCGGAGTGCGAATACTGGCTTAAACAATTGGAAGATGACAAGCCAGTCGAAGAAAAAAAGGAGATTTGAATGTGGATCGAATTTGTAAAACACGCCCGCGCTAATGAGCGCGCATACGAAAAGGGCGACAAGGCTCTATTTCAGAATGCACTCGGGCAAAAACTGATAGATGATGGATTTGCCAAATTGTACGATCCGGCAGAGGACGTGAAGGAAGCGGAGCCCGAAGCCGTTGTATCCAAGCCCGTGCCCGTCGTGGCGGAGATTGAAGAGGTCGAAGAACCGGAGTTTGTTGAACCGGTAAAAAAGAAAGCCACCAAAAAATGAAGGTCAAGTTCTTAAAAGACTGGCAGGGTGAAAACTCTGCCAGTTTCAAGAAAGACGATGTGCGCGACATCGAGCCGGAAGATTTGGCTTGGGAACTGGCCGTGCAGGGTTACGTCAAATTTGTCGAAGGTATTAGCCAAAAAGAAAAGCGAGCCAGGCAAAAATTTATGCGAGAAATAAAAGGAGCTTGATATAGCTATTACCAACGGTTACGCAACTCTGACAGAGATCAAGCATGCGGATGTCTTGAATATTTCAAACACCGACCATGATACGATTTTGGAATCGGTCATTGAAGGAATTTCGCGTGCCATAGATAATTGGTGTGCCTGGCGTTTCTTTGCCGCAACCGAGACGCGCTATTACACGGCAAAAAATACCTATCGTCTGCGCGTGGACGGCATATCCACTGCAACCGGGCTGACCATTTACACCGATGTTGATGGCGACGGTATATATGAGAATACTTGGGCAAGTACAGACTACTCACTATTGCCTTATAACGCCGTTGCAGAGGGCGTGCCTTTTACAAGCATCGAAACTACTTTGCTTGGTAATTACTGGTTCCCGCGCACGCGCAAGGGCGTGAAAATTGCCGCTTCTTTTGGATGGGCGGCAGTCCCGAAACCGATTAATAGAGCCTGTGTATTACAGGCAACGCGGTTATTCAAACGCTATGTTACCCCGCTTGGGCAGGCGGGTGCAACTACGATAGGGACGATTACATTAACAATCCCGGCGCTTGACCCGGACGTAACAATGTTACTAGCTCCATACAAGCAGATCATATGACACAGGACTTTACTACGGCGGCGGCAGAAATTGCGGAGGTAGTGCGGGCTGTATCTGGCATCGGATACGCGCCCGCGACGCCGGAAGAAAACATCAACGAGCGCATTTTTGCTTTGACTTATCTTATGACTGCCAGTACCGAGATAAGCGAAACCGGAACCATGATGCACCTGGGAACATTTGCTGTTGACATCCTGACACCGCGCACGAATATTGGGCAGAACATCACTACATTGCTACCGATTGTTGACCTTGTTGACGCGGCACTTTTGACCGAGATCACGACCGTTAGCCGTTTTTTCGACGGCTCGATTGATACGTTCGAAAATCTGCGCTGGGAATTCATACCAAATTATATTTATTCGAGCGTGGAGTGTATCGGTTATCGCGCCATTCTTGAAAATGTAAAACAAAAGATAAACCTATGACACAATTATCTTTACAGGTCAAAGGTGCGGAACTGGTTAGAAAAGGTTTGCAGGATTTGAGTGCCGAGATACCTAAGATCGGCAAATTGCAAATCTATCGCACCGAACAGATGATTGTACGGCGAATGAAAGAATATTGGACGATGAATGTCCCGCTGGAACTGCCTAGTTACATACGGAGCGGGACGCTTGCGGGAGGGTACACGATTACCCCCAACATGAATGGATATACCGTAAGCAATAGGACGGATTGGACAAAGTATGTGGTCGGAAACGCGTACGGATTGGAGCAAGCCTGGATGCACGCAAGACCGGGACGGCATAAGTTATTCCGTGACGTAACAGAGGAAGAGGTCAAGAAGCTGCCGCCTGAGATCGATAAAGAAATAACTATTGTTGCGCGGCGCTTGGGACTTCAATCTACGGAGGCGTTTGGAATATAGGATGAACGTGGAAATTCTGTATATTGCTATATTTATAATCTCTTTCTTGTCTATTTGCGACTCTTTGAACACTCTTGCAGAAGTAAATCGGATGAGGAAGGAGAGGAAGGAAAAACAACATGGAAATTAAATTACATTATATAGGACGCGGCGACGCACTGATACACGTTCCCGCGCATGATTTGACAGAGGAAGATTTCGCCGAACGGGCAGAATTGTGGAAAGAGAACGGAATCACAGAGGCCGTGCTGGTTGCCAGCGGCCTGTATGAAAGACCGAAAACCGAACAGCCGAAAAAGGTAAAAGCGGCAAAGGAAGGTGAATGATGGCAGGACGAAGATCGTTACGAAAGATACAAATAGGTCGCGAGACAACAGCGGGCACGGCGGTAGCGGCTACCGTTATCTGGCGCGGTATCGGTACGATACTTGATAACATACAGATACAGCGTGTCAGTGAGGATGTCGGAATTATTGGTGGGACAACTCGAACCAATGTACCCATGAAGGGCGGGTCATTGGCAATTAGCCAGACGCCCGCGACATTTGAACAGTTGCTTCACATCCTTGAAATGTCTATCAAAACAGCCAGCCCTTCTCAGGACGGGGCGGGAACTGACTATATCTATACCTACGCTTTCCCAATCGCAGCGAATTCAATCAAGACCTATACCGTTGAATCGGGTGATGATACCGAAGCGGAACGCATGGCGTATTGTTTTGTTAAAGATTTCACGCTATCAGGAAGCGGGCGCACTGGTTATCAGTTGCAGGGAAATATTCAGGGGCGTACGGTAAGTTTGAACGCTTTTACAGGTTCGCTGGCTTTGTCGGCCGTCAATAATATGAATTTCGGAATGACGAAAATATATCAAGACGTAATCGGCGGAACAGTTGGAACAACAATCAAATCCAATACGGTACGAGGCGTCAATTTTAAATATGCCTCCGGAATCGAAGCGAAAGAAACCGCAGATGGACGGCTCGACTTCTCGTTCGCGCAGGGTACAGATTATGTTTGTACCTGTGATCTTGAATTCGAGCATGACGCAATTGCCGCTGCTCAAAAAGTTCTATGGCGCACTCAAACGCCTGTGCTTCTACAAATCAAGGTCGAGGGTTCGACAGCTTTTGTAACCCCTGGCACGACCTACAGCGTGCCGACAGTCAAAATCAATATGCCCGGCTATTGGGAGTCATTCTCAAAAATTGGAGAAGCAAACGGTAACGATGTTGTGACGGGCAAGTTCGTATCTGCCTACGATTCCACCGCCGCTGCTGCTGGATCAATCATTGCAGTTGTTGAATCGGCAACCGTACCTTAATAAATGCCTTCGGGCAGAAAGTGACATAACGTGATCCGTTTCTTAATCAATAAAAGTACGATACAAAAAGATTTAACAACCGAAGAATGGGAAGGGCTTGAGCGGGCGCAGGACGGTGAGGCGAGGGTTTATCTTCTGCGTCCATTACTTGCACGCTTCGTAGTTGACGATAAAGGCAAACCGGTTCCAAAGGAATTAGCACTGCGTCAGTTAGGAAAAATTCCCGTAGACGAATTTTTAAAAGACGTTGTGTATGCGTTTGTGAACGCCATGAAAGAATCTGCTGTCCCAAACGCGAGCGGGAGGCCGTCGAGCTTGGATTCCGAAGCCAGTTCGACGCCTCCCTCCCCTTCTGGTGCGTAACTCTAAGCCTTGCGCGGGAGTGGGGTATACCGCCCTGGGAAATGGACGGGATACCCCTAACCCCTTGGCGGCGCATGGTGTGGCATTATCGCATGGAGTTGTACTTGACCGAACTCAACGCAAAACTGGCACGCGAGAGAGCACAAATCAATCAAAACTTTTAGGATGATACGTAATGGCTGTAGTCGAAATCACTATCACAGGCAAAGACGAAACCGGCGGGATATTCGATAGCGTTGGTTCGGCTATTGGCGGCCTGGCTACTGCGGCAGTTGCGGCGGCGGCGGCATTGACCGCACTTGCCACTGCTGGGCTTATTGCGTCTGTAAACGCCGCAATCCAATCAGAGGAAGCCGTTGCTAGACTGGAAGGTATATTAAGAGCAACAAGCGACGCTGCAGGGGTGACTTCGCAGGAACTTCAAGACCTTGCTAATAACTTACAGCTTACGACGCGATATTCCGACGAAACGATTTTGGCAGGAACATCATTGCTTTTGACATTCCGTAACATCGGAGAGGAAACATTGCCGCGTACGATTGAAGCCATGCTGGACATGGCGGAGATATTCGGAAGCGTTGACTCATCCGCCATGCAATTAGGCAAGGCGCTTAATGAACCGTTGACGATGTTAGGATCACTCACCCGCGCGGGCGTGACTTTCAGCGAAGAACAGAAAGAAATGATTAAGGGCTTTGTTGAAATGGGCGATATTGCAAGCGCACAGAATATCATCCTGTCAGAGGTGGAAGCGCAGGTCGGCAGACTGGCGGCGGCAATGGGAGATACACTTGCGGGAAAAATAGACATTGCCAAAAACAGGATTGATACGTTTGCAGAGACTATCGGCGGGCCATTTCGAGAAATATTGAAACTGGTGGTGGATGATCTAATGGGATTTAGCGACTCCCCGTTTATAGCCAATGTTGAGGCTTTTTTTGGCCGCCTGACCGAACTATTACAAAATAACATCACCCCGCTGGCAGCCTTGGGCGTGACGTTCAAGGAATTTGCTGATTTAAGTCCGATGTTCGAGGATATTGGAAACGCAATCCTGTTATTCAACAGCGCCTTGGGAAGCGGACAATCTCCGCTTGACGCATTCAAAACATCCATTGAAACGTTACTCGAAATGCACCCCGACGGGCCGCTCGCTCCGATTTTGACAAGTATTCAGGATTTTATAACCACTGGTGAGACAATGGGTTGGGGTGAGGCGATTTCCGGGTTGTTTGATGACGTTATGCAAGCTCTTGATTTACCTGGGAAGATTCAATATGTTATTGATTTCCTTGGTCCTGCAATTGAAGACGCTGACTGGGCAGGTGTCGCAAGTGCAATCACGGGTATTATAGAAACAGTTCTTAATGGACTTTATAAAGTTGTAGATGGGGTGGATTGGGCTCCGTTCGGAAAATCTGTTTTAGGTGCCATTGGCGAGGCGATTGCGGGTGTTTTTGGCAGTACAAGCTGGGATGATTTCGCAGGAGATATCGGAAGAGGACTTGTAGGAATAGGTGAGGCAATTATAGATGGAATTAAAGAGGGAATAAATCAGAGATGGGAGAACCTAAAATCGGTTTTATCGTTTGGCTTTGACGATGTGATTGCATTCGTAAAACGCTTCTTTGGCATTACCTCCCCCTCCACCGTGTTTTTTGGAATAGGTACTGACATAGTACAGGGCATGATAGACGGTGTCGGTTCGATGTGGCAAACCTTCAAAGATTATATCAGCGGGCTGTTCAAAACCTTGTTGCGAGATTTCAGCATCGAAAATATCTTTAATGGCCTTACGGGCAGCGATAGCGCAGGAATACAGGGCGACTCGTCCAGTCTGCTGGGTTCTACTGGAACGCTTGGCGGGCGCTCAACAAGCGGAAGCACAACGGGCACAACGGTTAATCAATATTTTGCGGGCGCGACGATTAACGTCGGCTCATGGGATCAAATCGCATATGACTGTCTCTATCCTAACCCGTTTATATCGGCGACCAGCGGGCAATTGGGCGGGAGCGTGAATATCAAATGAATCTATTACTGTTGACCTGGAACGGGCAGAATATCAATACTGGCTCGCCGTTCTATTCCGACTTCCCGCCCGGCTCGAAAGTAAACATACACGGTAATACGGTCACCGTTCCACGCGCCGGAAATTATCCGTATTTGTCGGGTATTGTAGCCGACCCGCAATCGCTCATAATCCGGGTGCGGATCGCGGCGGGACAGGACATAGATACGAACAGGGAATTACTCAAACAATATTTTAATTATGAGGATGGAGTACGGCATAACCTAATTGCTGAAAACGGGGCGAGCGGTACGCAGTGGTATGTCACCGGATTTGTGCGTGACGTGAGAAACGAAGGGGGAAATCGAAACTCGTTTATCGTTCTGCTCCAGATCGAATATCCATACTGGAAACTGGTCACGGCGACAGATACGACTTGGAACGTTACCGCAACCGGACAGACACAGGTAATTTCCAACGCAGGCAACCGCAAGGTCGGGTCGAAATTTACCCTAACGCCTACGTCGGCGCGGGCAGGCGGTTTAACTTATCGGCGCTGGGTTCCAATTTATAACAATTTGGACATCTCTTATATCGCGCCGCTGGACATTACGGCGGGCGGGCTGGATACGGCGACGCTGACCACCGCCAAAATGCAGGCGGACGGGGATGATTTTAGAGTATGGGTGGACGGGGTTGAGGTAGACCGGTGGCTGCAGGACATGGATACCGCAACAACGAAATGCTGGGTCAACCTGAATCTAGGGCCACGCCGGGAAGGGACGACAAACACCACCATTGCCGGTTCTGGGGCGATCACGACAATTACATTATCCAAGACAAAAGCAAATCTTGAATTTTTGCACGCAATGGCGGCGGCGGTCAATAAGGTAGTATTGATTGACAGTGAGGCTTTTATTTTTACGGGCGTTAATCTTGTCACTTATCAATTGACCGGCGTCACCCGTACCAAAAAAGACACAACCATAGCGGCGCATACCGCGCCAAAAACGGTACGCTGGATTGAACACGATATTTGGATTTTGTATGGCGATAGCACGCTGACCGCACCAGACGTGGATGACGACAACAAGCCGATATTCGCACTAAGCAGCACGAACGGCGCTTGGGTATTTACCAACTTTTACGACGCTGATAGTTCAAGAACCGGCATGTGGAAAGGCGAAGTATTATCATCCCGGACTGGTTTGTCTTATGTCTACACTGCCCCGGACAATACTTTTGCCGACCCGTCTACGTCTATGGGTATCGCGCTTGTCGGTTCGTCGGATTTTCAGGTACAAAACGAAACGGGTACAGTCTCGTGGGCG